AAATGATCAGCAATTGCATACTTACCTTTTACCCAATTGAATAGCCAATCTGCTTCGCCATCAGTTAACAGGTACTTTTCACCATCAGTTAATTGGTAGTGGTAGTTATCACATTCATCATCATCTTGCGATTTAAGAAATTGTGAAGTGTATATATTTTCTTTGTTCATTTTATTGTAGTTCTTTAAGAGTCTCAACGGCAGTGTTATATCCAGCTTTTACCTTTAGATAATCTCTAAGAGAAAAGTTGTCTGGATCATTTTCCATGTCATGCAATCGTCTACTTGCCCAATCTCTTTGATTCTTTGCGTCAGTAGATAGTTGTAGTTTACGCCAGTCGTTGTTGGTCATCTTAGGGAATGTTTTTGATAAGTTCATGATGTTTTATGCTTTGGTTATATCTTTTAATAATCGAGTTGTTGCAAAGTTATTAATGTGAACGCATCGGTTCCCTTGCAAGCTTGTAAAGACAAGCACAACTTTTCCTTTTAACTTGTCGCCATTATTATCTTTAAAGGTAACAATATCGTTTTCTTTTATATTCATTTTGTTTTATTTTCTAGGTTGGTTATAGGCTACATATAAAGATTAAGACAGCCCATGTGCAAAGCACTATTACAGGCGATAGAAGCCAGATAACAGCTTGTTCCTTTTTGCTTGGTTTTAAAGATGTGAATAATTCTTCTATGTCGGTTGGTTTTTTCATATCTTTAGACCAAGCGGAACGTGTTTTGTGGTTGTTTAGTAATTCTTTTAATTGTTCATATTTTTTCTTTCTATTTATATCATGTTTTATTTCTTGGTATGTCATGATGTTGTTTTGTTTGTTTGGTTTTAAGGATTCTAACATATCTTCTATGTCTGATGTTTGGTCGGTTGGTTTTTTCATATTTGTTGGTTATTAATTAGAGATTGCTTGTTGTCTGTTTCCGTCAATACCATCCCCTTGCCACTCTGGTACAATATTTGAAGGTTTTGCTCTATAATGTAATTGCTTTGTGAAGGGATGCTGCTCTTTTGTTACTTCTATGAATAAAGTCATATTATGCTACCTCTTTTAATTGTGATTCGTACTTTTTAAGCGTTGCTACCTTTAGGATATTGAAAGCGTAATCTAGAATAATATCGTTTAAAGTGCTCTTTTGATCATGATGGCAAAGCTCTTTGACTTCCATTTCTACCTGATAGAATAATTCTGAATAATCAAACTTTACAAAATCGACTAGTTGCCAAGCTTTATAGTTTACAAATGAATGATCGCAACTTTCGCAAATTTCATGTATCGCATTGTAACTATCGAATGAATCGTCGAGGTTATAGTCTTTAACAGACTCTACAAGTGAATCTATTAGTGAATTGAATTTATCTTGGTTCATATTTTTTATTGGTTGGTTGTTGGTTAAAATAAATATGATTGGCTTTTAATCAGAAATGTAAAAAATTGTAAAGCTTTTATTTTTATATTTGTTGTAAGTTGTTGATTTTACTTAATAGAAAAAAAATAAAAAAAGTTTTATAGTTTTATTGATCAAATGAGATTAAAGAGTTTGATTGATAGTAAATAGAGACTTTGACTAATGATTGTTATAGACTTTGACTAATCAAAAATAAACGAAAAAGAAAATACAAATTTACAAGTGTCTCAACAAGGTCTCAACAAGCTAATGCAAACAACTTGCAATAAAGATAGATTAAGTATCAGTCTCAACAATGTCTCAATAGCGGTAGATTATTACCTAAGTCATTGATAATCAGTAATTAGACATAACCCATATAGTGCGATTTAGTTTCATAAGTACATTGATTACCAGGGATTTATGAAAAGCATTGATTGTCGATTTGTTAACAATACCTCCCCCACAGCTAAATTTTAGAGAGTGCCAAGGGGGTTTTTTACGACAGCGTATATAGCGTAACCCCTTCAGATTTTTTCAACTAAAATTAAAATCTAATACAATTGAACTAGCCTTGTACTAAACCTTAGTATCTTCAAAGTCATCATCGTCATCATCTTCTTCTAGGTCAAAGTCTGCATCAAACTCTATAACACTGGTAGCTAATAAGTCATATTTAACGAACTCCAGGACCCCTATGATTGTTTGGTCATTCAAATCGAACTCCCCTTTATAGCGATTTATTATATTGCATAAGTCGTTGGTTAACAAGTCTGTCTGAGTATCTATGTCCATGATGTTAAATTTAAGGCTTTACAAATCTGAAAATCGTTTATAATGTTTATCTAGGGACTCCTCAAGGTGTACCTATTAAAACAATAAGGTCTTACAAGAATAATAGCGACTTAAAATAAAGAAGTCGATACTTCGTTCTTCTCCTTCTTAGCTTGTAACAACAAGAAGACCCTGTCCTTTAAATACTTTATATTAACAAAACCTTTTTAAGGATAGGTGTGTCTAAAGACCAATAACATATATCTATAGATAGTTTTAAAAGGAGGGAGGGTCTTTGTCAGGGACGACCCTCTCTTATAGATACTTTATAATTATGTATTTAAACTAACTATAACAGCACTTATATTAATCACTAAGATGTAAAGATTTGTTAATAGAAGCTACAGAGTCTTTATCGAACAGAGTGAGTAAAGACGAAAGGTAATAGCGAAGCTATTGCCAAAGCATAGCTCTAGGACCTTTAAGACTTCTTTTATAAAAGCTATCAGTAAACTTTGTTAACTCTTTATCTAGTAGTTCTTGTTTCCTAAAGTTAATGTTATTATCTACATCCTGGTTCATTTGTTCTACCCAGTAGTTAACAGCAATACTTAAAGCATCTAATCTATCATCGTGATTAAGACTACCTTTATCTTTTGTTATACGACTAAGTTGATAGAATAACATATACTTAGCTTGATGTTCTATAGGATATCCTTGAGCACTCTTATAGTCATGTTGAACAACAGAAGGGTCTACGATAAGTTTATGTTGATTAAGTACAGGTTCCAGGACATCAATGATTCTAAGTTCTTTTTGTTTACTGTGTCTTACTTCTTCAACGGAACAAGGGTAGGAAGTCATAAGTAAAGGTTTAAGTAGTTCCATGAACATACCATCACCAAAGTTAGACTCTATGATAATCTTGTTAACCTTGTTATTCTTGGCTATGTGTACTAGTTGTTTAAGTGTTTGATCATCGTACCCACCTTTTAGACCACCAGCTTCAGGAACAAAGAGTTGACCGTTAAGCATCTTAACAACAGCAAACCCTGTTTCATCTTTTCCTCTACCACTAGGGTCAATAGAAAGAACAGAACCAGTATACTCTACCATATCACCAATAGTCTTAGAAGGTCTGTGGTATCTATCTCCACCTAGTCCTACATTAGGAAGGTCTTTATTTTCGTTATCTGGATCACTGGACCATATAATCTTCTCAGGAGCTAAGTCGTTATCAATATCTGTTATAATCAGATCATTTATCTTTAAAGGGTAGCGATCAGCGTCAGATAGCCTAGGATTAAGCATGAACTGCAAAGCATACCCTGTACGCCCATAAGACAGCTTACGCTCTTCTAGGTCCATATCTGAGAACCTAAGAGGCTCTGTAGTGTGTCCTACTGTCTCTTCTGTTATCTGATTTGTTATAAAAGGAGCTATATCGTTATCGTAGTTCTTTAACACTAAATCCTCACTAGGATACTCAGATGTCCATATACGAGCGTCATAGCCTCTCTCACGCAGTTTGTTGTAGATACTGTCTTCGCACTGCGGTGTACCTAGAAAGAGAATCCTGGAGGTGTCTAAGGGCTTTATAATAGCTTCAAACTCTTTTACTTGTTCATCTAGCTTATCACGCATACCTTGGGTAGCAGAGTTGTTAGGTACTTCTATATCGTCAGCAATGATGATGTCAGCACGGCTACCTGTTAACTGGGAGGATATACCTAGTGACTTAACGGAAGGTGCGTGAGCAGCTGGAGCAGGTCCTACATCAAAAGCTATCTTAGAGAACCTTTGATCGTTTTTAGGTATTAGTCCTTGAAGAACAGGAATGTCGTGTATGATTTTCAAAGTAAAGGTGGAGAAGTCATCAGCACGGTTCTTAGAGGCAGATACAACAAGTATGTTCTTAGTAGGGTCTAGGAGTAGTTGATGAACAGCATAGGCAGAACATATCCAGGACTTACCTACACCACGGAACGCCATGATAACAGATCGTTTAGGACCGTGTTGCATGAAGTCAGCTATGTCGTACTGTAGATCAGTAGGATTAGGTAGGTTCAAGTGTTTCCAAACTACATATAAGAAGTTACGGAAGTCCTTGAGTTGTTTAAGCTTTTCAATGCTCATGCTTCAACTCTCTCTCTTTCGGTGTTATAACTGTAATTACTTAATCTTTTCTTTAAGTTCAGGGTTCTCTTCAAAAGGTAACACTTCTCCTAGTAGATCATTAAGAGGAGTATCTTTACCACTCATAAGAATTACATCGTTATCTTTTAAATGTTGCCTGGCACAGTTAAGTAAAGCAGGGTTATACTCTTCAGTTGCTTGCATTAATTGAATACCTTTACTTAAAGTATCTGTTAGAAGGATGTGTAAGTTACCTAGTTCTTCTCTTGTTTTCATAGTTGTTATTCTTCTTTACTCAACACCGTAACGCAACTTGTCTACGTGCTCGTCTAGTTTATTCACCCTAGTCTTTAGGTGTTCAATGTTCATATCTTGGGTAGCGTCAGCAGGTAAAGCTCCAATCTCCCCACGCGGCCATTTTATCCTAAATTCCGAATTTAAAGAAAGCTCATGTTGAATCCTAGCTATATCCATTTCAATAGTATTTAGTCGATTGACAATTACAGAATAGCCCCAAACACACGTCCCGACCAAGGCAATTACCTTCGCAGCAAAAGCGAGTTGTACTTTAGCGGATGCGTTTGCGTTTATCTCTTTCATCTCATGGACTTCTTTAACACTTCCACCTTCTAAGAGCTAAAGCTTTTCTAGTGGGTCTACCTTTACTATCTTTCATTGGTCCTTTGTTACCTGACATCCTGGCACAAAAGCTACGCTTTCTAGGACCACCACCAGGTTGAGGGGCTTTTAAATTAGAACCAGTAGCCTTGTTATACTTATCCCTTCCTTTCTTAGTGAGACCTCCTTTACGACTCTTCTCACCTCTACCTAGAGATAGTGATACACTTCTAGCCATCTTACTTCTTTTTAAACCCACGCTTCATATTAGCGTATGACTGAGGTGATATAGTAGACTTCTTCTTGCTACGACTAATGCCTAGCTTTCTTCTTCTGTTTATATTTGCGTATAGTCCTTTTTTCATTTCTTCATTAACATCTCCATCATTCTATCTAGTTTACCGTTAATCTCTTTAACCGTAGTTTCAAGACCACTCATTCTATTCTCCACAGCAGTGTCTCGTTCTCTTTGGGTAGCTAGTTCTACTTCTATCTTAGTTAGACGCTCTTCATCTTTTTCTAAACGATCTGTAAGCTTTTTAATCATCCAACCAATGACTCCAAGTATAACAGCTAGAGCAGTGTCGAGAAAGTGTGATATTGTTTCTGGCATCTTATGTTAATCCATTTTGAGAGAGTGTACCAGCTATAGAAAGATTGCCGTTAGGTCTTAACCTTAATAAACCTGTTGTAGTTAAACCATCATCACTTATTAAATTTATTTGAAGATAACCACCATCGACTGTTATATTGTAAATACCACTATCAGCAGGTGCTACTGTATCTTTTAACTGAAGAGTGACTTGTGGACCTCTACAGGTAATGATTGATTGATCCGTTGCCGTGGTAGAAGTGTTCTCGACTACTAAGATGTTTGCACTTCCATTACCTGTAACCTCTAACTCTCCTGCTACAGAAGGTGCTTGATTTCCAACACGAACTCCACCATCCATGTTTACTTTAGGACTACTACTCAAAGCATTAGCTAAAATACCAAGTCCTATAGTTTGGTGAGTATCATTGACATTTAATAAAGTGTCGGTGCTACTTATCTTAGCAGGTGTTACAGCGTTATCAGCTATCGTCAGAGCAGTAGAACCTGTAACATCACCTGTATGTGTTTGGTTGTAAAGATTAGTAGAACCTTGTGTAAGTCCGTCTGTATTTGTTGGGTTTACTTCAGCACCAGCAGCAATACCATCAAGCTTAGTCTTATCTTCATCTGTCATCGCTCCCCAAGCACTTGTAGTAGCAGCAGGGATAGAAGCGTCAGTACCTGTGTCACTAGCAACTATTAAAGAAGTACCGTTAGCTGTGGTTGAAAGATTAGTAGTACCTGCTCCACCTGACCCACTAGCAGCAGCTGTTATTCGTCCTTGTTGATCTACTGTTAAATTAGTGTTCGTATAAGACCCTGGAGTAACAGTGGTGTCAGCAAGCTTATCAGCAGTTATAGCATCATCAGCAATGTTAACTGTATCTATAGGACCACCTGCTGTACCTGTAGCTAAAGTAGCAGCTATCTGAGCGTCTACATAAGTCTTTCTAGTAGCGTGGTTTCCGTCAGTGGGGTCAGAGTTAGGTAATGTTAAAGCTCCGCTCATTGAATCGCCACTCTTAGTAACTTGTAGTGCGTCTTGTCCGTCTACATAAGTCTTGTTAGTAAGATCATTACCTGTACTAGGAACAGCAGAGGAAGTGACTTTATTAGCTCCCATGTCCAAGTTACCCGTCATCGTATCACCAGCAACATCAACAAAAGTAGTATCTGCGTAGTTCTTAGTTACAGCATCTTGAGGATCAACAGGATCAGCAACATCTACTATTCTTGCTTTATCACCGTCATAGTTACCATCAGCATTCTTGGTCATTGTGTTCTTACCACTACCTTCTTCTATCTCTTCGTTCAGATATAAGTTGTGTAAGTAAGCACGGTCTAGTTCTACTTCAGTAAGTACACTACCGTTCTCAAAGTCTACAAGAGCAGTATTAGATGCACTGTCTCTTTTAATTCTTATCCTAGCACCAGTCTCAGGAGCAGTAGTAAATCTGATAAGAGCAGAAGGAGATGTTATAATAGTGTAAGCTCCTGTAGAGACAGTATAAAACTTACCTCCTGGAGAACTGCCTGTTGAATCGTCTAACTGTACAACTACATGAGTGTCATCAAGATAAGGAAAAGAAAATGCAAAGTCTGTTTGACCTGCTCCAACTGTGTAGTCTACGTATGTATTAGCCATGGTAATCTATTATTAATTTGTTTGTTGTAAAAGTTCAAGCACTTAGTCATCGTTGTAGTATTTCAAACGGAGCAACAGGCGGTACTTCAGGTGCTTTTACCGTTCCTCTTGTTTCTAAAATACTGTAAAGAGTGTCTTCATTTTCGTTTATAAAACTAGCTAAAAATGCTTTATCTTCTAGTATATCTTTCTTAGTTTGATTATAAAATTGATTCAGTAAACTATTCAATGCTAGTAAACCTTCGTTAGCATATTTACCTGTTTCAGTAACTTGAAAGCCTTTGTTGTATTTCTTTATCCAGTCAGCGTTCGTAATTAAATTGTTTACTGCTTGATTAATGTTCATTCGTTTGCCTGCTAGTCCTTTAATACCTTCTATCTTT